ACGAAATTTACAGTTTTAAACTTAACTCTGGTGAAGAAGTAGTAGGCAAAGTTACTGCAATTGGTGCAAACGAAGTTATATTGGATCATGCTGTTAGCGTAGCAATGACCCCACAAGGTGTGCAAATGATTCCAAGTATGTTTACTGCAAATCCAGCAGGAAAAATCACGGTAAATACTACTAATTGCACAATGGTGTCAGAGACCGCTCCTGATGTTATCACAGCGTATACTCAAGCAGTAACAGGTATTGCGACACCAAGCAAAAAGATTATTACAGGATAATATGCCACTAGTAGTTAGAATGGGTGATGTAAATTCAGCAGGAGGTGTTGCAACCTCAGGTGTATTTACGGTCCTATGCAATGGACGTCCAGTAGTAGGTCCTGGAGTTGGAGTAACCCCGCATCCATGCTGCGGAGCAAAAGGTTGTGGTATTCATTGCGGCGCATCGACTACTATGGGATCGCCTACTGTATTAGCTGGTGGAAGACCCGTAGTGTTTGTTGGTAGTCCAGATACATGCGGACATCCACGAGCTACTGGTAGTGTAGACACAATAGTTGGATTATAATGTACGGAACGTTGAGTCCATTAATGTTGATTGCCGGCGAAGGGCTAATGCAAAATACAGGCATTGGGCTAAACACAACGCTTGCTTCCAAAATTAGTACATATACATCGTTTAATGTTGTTAGTGAATATGCATCAGCTATTTCCGCTGCGGAAGCGAACGAAGAGGTAATTGATCCAATTACCGGCAGCGATCAAGGTGTACCTGCTTCGTCAATTAACCAGATTAAAACTTACACAGCAAGTCTATTTCCATCTGTAAATAATACTATCCCGAGTAGCGTTAGTATTGGAAGCACTACAAATAGATTTACAGCGCAACTCAACACACATTCAGATAATATTTTAGGTAACGGTGATTTAAGCAAGTTTGTTGTACAGATGTATACTGTATTAGCATACACCGTTGGTTCAGGTAGTTTCATTGATGCAGCAACGACTACTAATTCATATCTTGGACCAACATTTTCCAATATGGACGACCTTATTACAGGAAGCATTACGAGTATTAGTTGTGCAACTGTTGAGTTTGGAACAGATTTAATTAATACCGGTATCTTAATTGATTTAGATAAGTTAACAACTTACGGTACACCACATTCACTAATAGTTAAATTAGCAACTCGCGGGTTGTTACAGTATATTGGTCCAGAACTAATTAAACAAGGAATCAACCCAGTTTCCTTATTAACTAGAATCAACGGACTAGATGTTAACGAAATATTACCATCGATAATACAGAAGAAATGTTACGAAGCATTTAAAACAGTTACAGATGATAAATTAAAAGACATTATGCAAGCATTGCGCATTAATTTGCCAATGGTATATCGATCAAAAGCAATTTTTGATGCAAATACAACCGCTATGATTTCTTTAGCAGATTTATTAGATACACGTAAGCTATTCCCTACATCATTTAGAACATTAACTAGCCCATACAAAACTGGATATAAAGCAATTTATTTGGACAACAACGGCGCAGTTAACGGTTTATTTAAAAATCTAGGTAAAGATTATTATAGTATCTTACCAACTGGATTAGCAGATGCTAATGTTGCAATGCGCCGTGCGCTGCAACAAATTAAGAACGTACAAAACATGAGTACAGATCGGTTGGGCGCAGCTATATTGCAAATTCAGACAAATTACGGGCTAAATTTAATAAATTCGCTTGACACACCATTGCCATCTAGTGTATACTCATACTATACAAGCAGTTTTGCAAATGGGTCAGGAACCAACGGTCGTTTTTACCTAAGCGACGGGATCGGAACTCCTGCAGGTATTACACATAATGATGCATTTGCATCACTGAATAGTACGCTAACAACTTTAATTGCTAATGGAGCTTTGGACGGGTTATACGATGGAACATCAAATGGAGCATTTACTGTGCTAAAAGATGCACTTAATGGTGTGTACGGTATCCCTTACATTGATCCGAGCGATCCGTTAATGAGTACTAACTTGGTTATACCATCAGGTAAAGTTGGTGCAGGCACGTATACAACGTGGGCAAGTGCGATTACTGCTATCTTAAACGGAACAACAACCGTTATTAATAACATTAAAAGCGCATACCCTACTGAAACAGCAAGTGCTGATGCACAAATTACAGCGGCAGCAGAACAGATTGAGTTAGAGATTAATACCTTAGCTGATGCGGGTGTAGTATTCGCTGACACTCCGAGCAGTAAGCAAAGTATTATGAGCATGGTACAAAACTTACACACGTATGCTAGTCAAAACGAATATAGAGGACCAGCAGAGTTGTTAGAAAAGATGGCGGATACTACAACACAAGCAGGTCAAGCACTAGTTGGTGCGTTACGTGAAGGCCGCAACATTAGAGCACTTAATACCATTGGTGTAGGAATGGATAATGTTCCTAACACACCAACTAATCCAACTGATGGCACTGGCGAATTTGAAACAGCGATATATTCAGTAGATGAAGCAATCTCTAATATTTCAACAAATTAAGGGTTATATGATTAAGATATTAAAACGTATAGTAGGATTGATTGTAAGTTTGTTCACACGGTCTGCTAAGGCATTAACTACAACAGTAAATGCTGGTATTGATTTTGTCGACGAACATGCTGAAAATGCATTAACAACTGTGCATTATCGTCCTTTTAGAAAGCAATGCGCTACAAATGAAACACTTATTGAAGTTATTAAACATTTAGAATTAACTGTTTCATACGACGACAAAACAAGAAAATGGTCTTGTTCTAAACCTAGTCATGGCACAGTTACTGGAGATACATTTGATCAAGCAATTACAAACTATATTAAACAGTTTGACATACACCCAGAACCTAAATTTTTAACGATTAATTAATTATGCCAGCGTCCTGGATCCATAAGCTCAATGAGAGCAACAGTCGTATCCACAAAGAAACGGTTATCGAACAAGCAGTAGCAGCACGTAAACTAGGAGACCAGACAGCAGAATGGTTTTTGTTTGGTGCGTTTGCTGCGTATAGTCCATTTCTAACTTATAACGTCAAGAAGGTACCCACTACAGAAAATCTATCTAATAGAGAAAATCCTTGGGTTGATTTCCGAAAGTTGTTAGCAAGTTTAAGCGATCGCAGCGTTACTGGCAATGAAGCACATTTTGAAATAGAACGCATGTCTGAACGTTTTGATTCAGAGCAATGGAATGATTTTTGTGCGCCTGTGATTCAAAAAGATTTGCGTATAGGTGCTACATTAAAAACATTCAACAAATATTTAAAAGGCACAGATTTAGAAATTCCTGTGTTTGAATGTCAGCTTGCTACAGACTCTGCTAAACAAGAAAGCAAGATGAAGGGCGATAAAATATTACAACGCAAACTTGACGGTGTGCGTGTAATTGTACTGTGTATTCATGGTACTGTGCGTATCCACAGTCGTAATGGAAAACAGTTTGAGAATTTCAACCACATTATTCCTCAAATACAAAAAGTAATGCCAGTGATTCAAAACGTTATGAGCACACCTAATTTTGTGCTTGACGGCGAAATGATGAGCGATGATTTCCAAACACTTATGAAGCAAGCACATCGCAAATACAATGCTGATGCTTCCGATAGCCGTTTTCATATTTTTGATATTCTCAACTATGGTGGATTCATCCAAGGTGTGAGTCGTGTAAAACAGAGTGTGCGCACAGATACATTGCGAGCATTAAAGGGACGTATTGAAGAACAACCTAATCTTCGAGTAGAACCAGATATGCGTGTTGATTTAAGCACAGGGCAGGGCATAGATGTTATGCATCGCTATGCCGATGAATGCGTAGCACAAGGATATGAAGGAATTATGATTAAAGACGCTAATGCTCCATATGAGTGTAAGCGCACAACACATTGGCTTAAATGGAAGCCAAATATTACCGTTGATCTGGAAGTAGTTGCGGTGGAAGAAGGCACAGGGCGTAACGAAGGTCGATTAGGCGCTCTTGTGTGTGAAGGAGTCGATGA